TTCAGATATATTCAACGAAGTCGTAAAGATGAAAAACAAACAACAAAAAACAGCAATTCCGAAATTTTAAATAATATTTTGTAGAAAATGGAAATCAAAGAATACAAGCCGTTAGCATTAGTCTTTTACATAGATTGAGACGGGAACAGATCCGCTTTACCATTAGACGAAACGAAAATTCAAGATTTTAAAAAAGCCCTTGAAACAAGCAAAATGGTTGAGTTAGAGTGAGTAATTATAAATACTTTTGATATTAAGGAAATAAGACCGTCAACGCATACGTCAGAATTAGAAAAATATTTTTATTCAAAGTCAATTGAAGATCGTGCAAAAATAAAAAATCGAGCAATAAAAAGGACGTGAGATAGAAAACAAAATGTTATTGAAATTATTTCACAAATTCCAAAAGCAATTGAAAGAATTGAAAAAATGTTGTATGATCAAAAAATGTTTGATTTTGAAAAAGATTTACCCACAATCTGAAAAGATGAAATGTGAGAAAATATAATCGATACAGAAAAATTAACAGAAAAGCAAAAAGAAATAATCAGAACAAAATTTCAAGAAATAAAAGAAAGATTGTCGAAGTCTATTTAACCCGCAAAAAGTTTTTATTTTCTTATATATAAAGAAATGAAATATTCGAAGACTTGCGAATGTTGTGGAAATATTATTTCCGCATACACGCACAAATTAAACGCATGGAACGTTGACATGCTTGAAAAATTGGTTTTGTTCTTTCAGAAACGGGATCGTCCGGCGGTGATTTCTGAATTATGATTGTCGCCCGTCGAATATTCCGTTTTTTCAAAGATGAAACATTTTTGAATAATTAAACGCGTTGAATGGTGATCAACGGACGGTTCAAAAATTCAAGGGCGAATTCCTACTGAAAAATGAATTGAATGGTTGAAAGGAAAAATCCAAATCGAAAATAGATCCGCAAGTTTTGGTAAAGAAACCTTGCCGTTAGATCATGAAGCCCGACAGACTGATAAATTTTGACGAAAATTAGTCCGGGTTCGAGACGTGAAAGCAGATTACAAGCGAAAAAGGGGCGACGAATACAAAAAAGAAAAAGGGACAAGAAGTTTATTCGATTTTATTTGTTGAAAATAATTGATCATGAAATATTTAGTTCAATATTTTAACGGAAAAAATCAGACAAAAGAACAGCGGAAAAAATATAAAAATATTGATTACGCCTGTGTTGAAGAAGACAAAATTTTGACAAAAAATAAAAATTTAAAATGAATTTTGATCGAAAATAAAAAGACGTGGAGAATTTTATTTCAAAAAGATTTTACAAAATAATTTTTAATCATGGAAATATTATTTTTGTTATTTTTCAGAATAAATGAAATGATCCAGGAACCACAACCGACGGTGGATCCGGAAAATCCTTTGAATTATTCAATATTGATTGACGGCTTTGATTATTATTCAGACGCAAACCGCCGGGCGAATTTATGGTATGAATGAACGTCGGGGGACGTTGCAATTGTTGAAACTTTCATGCAAGAAGCAATGTTTAACAAAGACGCGGTTTGATCAAAGGGCGAAAAATGACTTTGTCAATTATTGCCGAATAAAACAAACAATAAATGGTTGAATGATCCACGCCGATCAAGTGGAGATTTTCAAGCCGAAGTCTGTCTTGATAAACGAAAAGCCGTTCCTGACAAATCCAAAATTCGATACGCTTATAAAGTAAGACATACTCAGTCATGAAAAATAAAAAAGACAAACAAAAAATAAAAATTGGGCTTGAATTTGTTAAAAAAATATATATACCACCAATATCAAAATAAATGGATTGCTTTTTATTCTTTATGACTTGCAAAAATGGAAAAAATCGAAATCAATGGAAAATTATTTCAGATCAAATTTTATTCCAACAATTGAATTTATATGGTTTCAATGCGGGACGGAGAAAATTTTGTTCTGCCTTATTACAGAAATGTTTTCAAAACAAGAAGTGGAGCAATTAGAAGGTGCCACGAATTAGCAAAAGACAATTAAATTTTATTTCATAGAAACCCGCAAAAATGAAAAAAAATATCATGGTTTGATTTCCGAAAAAAAGGACGTTCCGAAATCAAACGACAGACAACGAAAAAGGTTTGATCCTTGCTTGAATAAATCTTTCACTTGCCGTTTATTTTTCAATATTCGCAATTGGTTTTGGTTTATTTATTTTTAATTGCTTTTTCGTGTATAAATGGGTGATGAAATCATAAAAACGCCCCTTGATGACGTTGTTTTCATGAAAACAAGGGTTAATTCTTTAAACTTCAAATGTCAAAGGTGCAACAGACCAATGACAGACGGGCGAACAATTGCAAAAAAAAGATATTGGTTCGACAATCAGAAAAAAGAAAAACAACATGTTCTTTGTAATAAATGTTTCAGATTGGTCGCGGATCATTACGAAAATTTATTTCCTGACTTTAAAATAAATGACAAAGTATTTTAAACAAATTATAGTTGACGATCTTTGCGAAAAGATCCAGGTCAGCAAATTAAAAAAAACAGATGATCAATTATATATTATTGATTACGTTTCATTTTATAGGTCTGAACTTGCAGACGCTTTTGAAAAATATGGTTGATCTTTTGTTCAATCTTTGGGGGCTTGTCTAAGAAATGCAGATCATATAAACGCCAAAAGATTGATTGAAAGTTTTGAAGATTATGTTATTCTTTATGCTTTTTGATTTATAAAGCCACAAAAAAAGAATGCTTAAATATCAAAATGATTGGTTGAAATCACGCCACAAATCAAGATCCGATACTATATTTTGCGAAATTCCGGACTGTCCGAATATTGCCACAGAAATCCACCATATTTCAAGGTGTTTCAGATGAAAAAGAAAAAACAATCCGGATTGATCAGACTTGATTGCATTATGTAGGATCCACCACCAAGAAATTCATAATCAAAATACAGAAAAAAATATTAAATTTTTGCTTGAAATTGTTAAAAAAATCATTACAAGAAAGACAAGGTTTTATTCTTAATTATAAAAAACATGGATTGCAAAAAAGAAAAAATCGGTATTTATTCGCAACTTGCGAAAATCCGTTCAGAATTGGACTGAATGACCAAAGAATGAGAAAACCAACAACAGGGTTATTCGTATTTTTCAGATGATCAGATTTCAAGGGTTTTCCGTTGATTATTCAATAAATACGGAGTAGCCTTTTTATATTCAAGCAAAATAACGGGTTGCCGTGAGATTTCGCCTACAAGATCCGGGTCAAAACAATTTGTTACAGACGTTTTGGTTGAATATAAATTCGTCGATATTGACGACGGATCAATGATTGAATGAACAGCGTGCGGATCTTGAAACGATACGGGGGACAAATGAGTTTATAAAGCTATTACATGAGCCGTTAAATATATATTCATGAAAACGTTTCAAATTTCGACGGGCGACGATCCGGAAAAAGATATTGTAAAGGATCGAAAGCCAAAGACAGAAAAGAAAGAAACGACAGCGAAGAAAGACGCGAAAAATCCGCTTGATTTCGACGAAGAAAACAACGAATTTGATCCGAACATATTCAAGCCGGAATTTACGCAGAATGATTTTGAAAATTTCAAAAAATCAGTTCAAGAATGAAAGTTCGACATAAAAGATAAAACAGCAGGGGACGTAATCGAAAAAATATCTGAAAAATACGATATTTGAGCACGTCGAAAATTAGAAATTCAAGGGTTTATAAAATATCAAAAATAAATCATGAGAAAGCGAAAAACAAAGGATTGAAAGTTAATCGCGGTTTGTGATATGAAGACAAGCCACATTGAAAATTCAATGATATATATTAGGACGCACCCGAACACATTTGATTATTTCCGGTGATATTGATGAATTGACGGGCTTGATACAGATTGAGACTGGGAAGATTGATACGAAGACCGTGAATATTGGATCAATGTTTTTATTCGTGAATTGATAAGAAGACAAGATTTCGAATTTTTATCATATTTCGTCGAAGAGTATGAAACGGATTGAAGAAAAAAATAAAATAAATCGAAAGCAAATTCTTGAACGGTTAAAGGATCAGAAAGACGGTCAATATTCAATCGAAATAAAGCGTTATTGAAAAAAGACCGACGCACAATCTTGATATTATTGGGGCGTGGTATTGGAAACGATCGCACAAGAGACAGGATTTGCAGGGGTTCAACGATTTTATTTGTGATGAATGCCAATCATTATGGATTGAAAAGAATATTTACACGCCGTCATGAAATGATTATTACAGAAAACAAGTTCAAAGAATATGACAAAATTTGAATATTCAGAATTGATTGAAACAGCAATTGAAGTCGCGGACAGCCTTTGAATAAAAGTTCCGCCACCTATCAAATAAAAAAGTTTTTTATTCCTTATTCATAATACCATGAAGAAATCAATTTACTATTTATGAGCAGAAAGAGTATTTCTGCCAAAGCGACTTTGAAAGTTGCTACAAATTTATTGAAAGCCTGTTAAAACTATGCTTGAATATGATCCAAGCGAAGTTGACGACAAGCGGGGCGTTTGATCACTTTATTATTTGAATTGATCAATCGAAGAACAGGGCTTTACAGGAACTCTTTATTGAAACAGAGAAAACGCAGAAAAGCAAAAAAAGGAAAATACAAAACTTGCAATCTGACGCGTTATGCAGGAAAAATGATACAGAATAAAAGAATTTGACGAAAAAACCGCAAGGATTGAAGAACTTGAAAAAGAAAACGAAGAACTAAAATCTTTACCGCCTGTTGAAATTGAACAGATCGGAAATAAAATTGACATTGTTTCAGATGAAAATTTGACGAAAACGCAAAAACGCAGGCGTTCGAATTGGGAAAAATAAAATAAAAAATTTGACTTTTATTCTTTAAAAATTTTGACACATGAAAAATCAAGAAAGTAAAAAGACATGATTGAATAGAATGGAAAATTACATGTCAACTTTTACATTTGAATTCTACACAAAGGATTTGCGTTATAAATGACTTATAGAAAAAAAGAAAGTTAAAATTGACGGAATAGATCAAGAATGTTTTATTTCTTCAATTTATCTTTACACAAATGGTTGTTGTTCACAAACTCTTATTCGACAAACAAAAGAAGCATTAAATACGATTGACCGTGCTATTGATCAAATCAATAAATTTTTCGCAGACAATTTTTTTTCAGAAAATATTTGTAAATTTTAGATCCTAAAAATTTTGAATTATGGAAAATCCACAAACAAACTTGCAAGAGATCGGGGACAGTATCCGAACGATCCAAACAAAGCGTGCCAATGCACAACTTGAATTGCACGCAATGGAAATTGAATTACAAAAAACAGAATTTCGACAGAAAATCCAGGAAAAGAAACTTGAAGTTGCAGAATTGACGCAAAAAGAAGAAGAAGTAAAGAAAAATATTTTAAATGGAATGTTGCAAAATCAGTTGAAATCAATTGAATTTACATTTCAGAAATTTACAGTTAAGAAGAACCCGTGAGCAGTAGTTATTGAAGACGAAAGCAAAATTCCAGATGAATTCAAAAAAGAAAAAACTGAAATTGTGATCGATAAAAAAGCAATCAAAGAAAAAATCCAAAATTGAGAAACGGTGGACGGGGCGACGATTACTTATTGACATACTTTACAAATAACGCCGAAATAATCAAATGACAGCAAAAGAAATGATCGAGCAGTTGCACAAAGAATTTGTCCGCGAATACCCTTGATTTTGAAAGCGTGTTTGAATAAAGCATATTTGTAAATTCTTTGGGATTTCGCGTAATTCTTTATATTATGCACCAAGTAAAAACCCGAATTCAAAATTGAATTCGATTGATCGAAGCCAACGATCAAATGAAAAGTTTTTAACCTTTTTATTCAATAATTTTAAAAAATCATGAAAGTAAGAGCAGAGTTAAAAGAAAAATTGGACGTTCAGACGTTCGGGGAATGAGAAAACGAGTTCAAGAAACAAACTTTAATCTTTGTTGAAGTTGAGCCGGAAGTAGAATTTCCAAACACAATCGCTATTGATTTTACAAACGACAATTTGAGCCTTGCCGGTGCAATGGAAGTCGGTGGAATTTATGACGTAAATTTTTCTATTTCATGTAAGAAAACAGAAAAAGGTGGCGTATTTAATACAATCAGATGACGAAAGATCAACGCAATTAAAACGTCAGATGAAAAAAGAGCCGAAGAAGTTTTACCATTTTAGAGAAATCAAAGAATGGACAAAAATTTTGAAAGTTTAGTAGATAAAGCAAGAGCGTCAAAACACCTTGACGCAATCTTGCTTTTAATCGAAAACAAGCCGGAAATTCAAAAGCAATTTGCGGAAATGTTCACAAATTCATTTTGAGAAACGAAAGACGATCCGCAAGCGGAAACAATCAAAAAAACGGTTTGATTGGTTGCAGAATATGTCTTTAATTCTTGCGTTGACGTTTTGTTAAAAGATAAGAAATAAACGTTGAAAAGATCCGAAATAAAAATAATTTGAAATTGATTTTATTTCATGGATCAAGCGGAATGGAAAAATTCAACAAGCACCACAAGTTGCCAAAATCAAGGGGCGGAACTTCGGACAAAATGAATATTAAAATCCGGGACATGAAAGAGCATTCGAACCGGCACGCAGTATATGGAAATGATACGCCCGTCGAACAGCTTATAAAAGTCTTGACAGTCAATAAAGGGGTTCGGACGAAATGATTTGAAAACGCAATTATTGAAGTCTTGCTTAATTATGACGGCGAATATTACAAGGAAAAGTGCATGAATAAAGATCCACGCGACGACTTGTCGCCGATTGACGAATAATTTATTCCTTAATCATTAGATCATGTTTCATTATTTATTATTGACGCTTTACCGAGTTTTTGCGACGTGGATTTCGTTCGCATTGGGACATAAACGAAAGGACAAGTCAAAATATGTTCTTTCGATGATCATTTGTTGAATAATCTTTTGATTTATTTTATTTCATAATCAAGCAGAATAAATGAAAAAAGAAAAAATCCTTGACTATTTCAGAATTGACGGCGTAAAATATGATCAATACGAAGAAAGACAAACAGCCCACAAAATTAGAGAAAATTTGGAAATTTTCAGAAAGAAAAATCGTCCGTCTTCTTTATATATAAACGCATTATTGCAGATCCAACAATATCAAAATACAGTTGAATTTATGGAAAAAGCGAATAAAAATTTACATGATGAAATAGAAGAAAACAAAAGACTTGTCGTTTATTATTGGTTCTTGACTATAATTTGAGTGATTGTTTTTTCTGCATGATTTCGAACGATCGTTTGCTTTTTTATTAAATTATTTTCATAAAAATGTTGAAAATTCTTTTGATTTTAATTTGTGCAGTTCTTGTTATTGTTTCGCTTGTAAAATTTGAAATTGCATTGTTTAAATTTTTACTTGCAATCTGAATAATAGGATTTGTTCTTGTTTTAATTTATTTATAAAAACAAAAAAATGTATGAATTGCAACCCGTCTTTGAATGCGTAATTTCTTTTATTTGTGCGTTAGTTCGATATTTTACGGCTTTTTCGTTATTCAAGGGCGACAAATATTTTCAATATGTTTCAATTATTTGTTGAACAATGCGGTTAATTCTTGCGTTGTTTTCCTTTTATAACTTTTGCTTTTAATCATGGAAAAATTAGTCGATTTATTGAATAAATATGAAAAAGAAAAAATAATAAATGAATGATGAAGCGTTGACGAAGACGATAATTATTTTTGACGAAGTATTGAAAATTGAAAAATCGTCAATTGGGATTATGATCCGGACGCACATTCATTCATGAATGAATATATAATAAGTAAAAGATTTGAGTTCATAAAATGGTTAGTTGAAAAAGCATATATAAACGTTCATAAAATTCATTCAACAGTGCTTCATTCGGGGCGACTATATCATTGAAAAGATAAAACAACATGCGATCGAGTAAATGACAATTATGTTGATTTATTGATAATGTTTTTATCAATTTCGTATGATCCAATAAATCTTTTAATTTCATTTTTGTTATAATCATGGAAAAATTACTTGAATTATTGAACGACTTTATAGAAAGAAAATATAAAGATCATTTACACCGAACAAAGACAAATATAAATACATGAAAAGAGATTATTGTTTCAAAAAATTTCGGATTTATTACAGATCTTGTTGAAAGATGAAACATAAACGAATGAAAATTCTTTGACATGACCGAAGACATGATCCAGGACGGTTGACGAAAGATAGATCCGCCGGAATTTGAGACAACAGTAAAGGATCTTGAAACATACAATAAAATCAGAAAAAAATATTTGTCTGAACGATTGATTATGTTTCTGTCTATTCAAGACGATCCAATAAAAGTTTTAATTGAAATAATCGAATAATCATGAAAATAGAAAACGTAAAAGCGGAAAAGTTAATTCCTTATGAATTCAACAATAAAATTCATGATGAAACGCAAGTCAACAGAATTGCGAATTCGATCCGTGAATTTTGATTTCTTCAACCGCTTGTAATTGATCAAAATAATATTATAATAGTTTGACATTGAAGATTTGAAGCAAGTCAAAAATTGTGAATGAAAGAATTACCTTGTGTAAGGGTTGAAAATCTGACAGATGAACAAATAAAGAAATTCAGAATATTAGACAATAAATTAAATGAAAGTGCATGGAACGAAGACAATTTGAAAGTTGAAATCCAGGAACTAAAAAATTTCAATATTTGAGAATTAGAAATTTCAGTTGAAGACTTGTTTCCGGATCTGCAAATAATTTGACCGGACGGCTTTTGAGAATGATTTTCTTTACCGGACGGCGACAAAGATAAATTCGGACAGATGAAGTTTATTCTTGCCGAAGAACAAAAAGAATTGATCGAAGAAGCTATCAAGCAAGTAAAAGAAACAGACTTGTATAAATCACAAATGAATTACTGAAATGAGAATTCAAATTGAAATGCTTTATATTGTATTGTCAGCCAATGGATTGCGTTAAATCAATAATCGTAAAGGTTATTCCGTCAAAGATTGCGAACGAATTTGTAAAAAAGCACCATTATTCTTGAAAAGTTGTTTCAAATTCACAGCTTCATTTTGGTTGCTTTTATCAAGGGGCGTTGCACGGCGTTTTGAGTTATTGACCAAGCATGGACAAAAGCAAGGTGATTTGACTTGTTGAATGAACAAAACGAAACGAATTCATCGAGTTAAACCGCATGGCGTTTGACGATATATTACCAAGAAATTCAGAAAGTCGTTGTATCGCTATAACTATCAGAATGATAAAAAAGAACGCACCACAAATCAAACGGATCTTATCGTTTGCGGACGGGTGTCAATGTTGAGACGGAACAATTTATCGTGCAAGCGGTTTTGAATTGTCCGGAATAAATAAAAATAAAACGATTATTGAAATGCCCGACGGTTCGACAATTGCAAATATAAACTTAAATCTGCAATTGAAGACAGTCAAGGATCGCTACGATAAAATGTGCGGGCTTGATCCGAATAAAAGCCACACGGCGAATGATTATATAAAGGGCGGGGCGAAACAGCTTGAAGGTTTCATGTTAAGGTATATCAAATTATTAAAACCCGGCTTGAAAAGAAATTACAAAATCTTATCATTTGACGAGATAGATAAAGCGAACGCCGGAATGTATAAGGGCGAAAGGATCAAAAGGGAAGAAAGACACATTCAGAAATAACCTAAAATGCGGGCGTTGTGTAAAGGTTGCACGTTTCCATTCCAGGAAAAAGTGGCGGTTCAAATCCGACCCACCCGCTCCACTTTATTTATCAAAGAAGAAATGCAACAGAAAAATTTTGATTACAACGCATTAAAACTTGAATATTTCAAATCTGACATTGACGAAATCAAGGGGTTTTGGGTTGCAAAAGGGTTGAAATATAATTCAAAAGTAGGGGAACATACAAAAGGACGGGGACAGGAAAAGCAAAAGCGAAAAGACGCAATAATTCAAAAAGCATTGGAAAAGGAAAAAAACAGGATTGCGAATAAACTTGAAATAGACCCCGAAGATTTGTTCAAGACAAAAAAGCAAGCCTACGAATTGATGAAAGTAAAGTTAAATCAATATACAAAAAAGATCAATGAAGCAAAAGAAACGGGCGAAGAAGAAAACGTGCCAATAAACATGAAAGATCTTGAAAAGATCCGAAAGGTTGCAAAAGTGGAATTATGAGAACCGACGATCGTTGCAAAAAATGAATGAACGACGACTTTAAAAACAAATTGACCATTGGTTGAAATAATCCGTTCAGATGAAAAAGAAGAAATCCAGGACGGAAGCGAAGAAGACGACGAATAATCGTCTTTTTTTTGTTTGCTTTTTATTCTGCAAAAAGTATAAAAATATTATTCAATCATCGATGATAAAATAATATCATGTTTGTAAAATGAAATCAAATTTGAAAAAGAAGTCGGAAAATTTCCGATCAGAAAAAAAAGCGGGTGCATTTATCTTTATTGCAGAATATTTTTGAAATATCACGTCAAGCAATCAAGAACGAATGCAGTAAAAGAAAAATAGATTTGTCCGATGAAATGCAAGTGGCGGTTTATATCAAAGAAAAAATAAAATGACAAATCAAATAAGATTATTCAAGAAGCAAACAAAAGTTCGGGACATTTTAACAGATCAAAAAAATCCTATTCTTGAACTTTTAATCGGGGGCGGTGCGTGATGATCAAAAACTTTTACAGGTTGCCTTTGGTTGACGACCATGTGTCTGAATTACCCTTGAACGCGTCGAGCATTGGGGCGTTCAAAAATGACAACTTTAAAAGCGACTTCGTTAAGAACTTTGACGCTTTTATTGAAAAATCAATTTTGATTGATCGAATGAAAGCATTACAAAGTTTTGGGGGCGAATGATACACAAAGCCCGCATACTGTAAAATTTTGGAACGGATCAGAAATTTTATTGAAAGATTTGAAATATTATCCGTCAATGGATCCGGATTTTGACGACTTGTGATCACTTGAATTGACCGGCGGATTTATTGACGAAGCCGTGCAGATTACCCACAAAGCATATCAAGTTTTTTCTTCACGTATTTGAAGACGAAAAAACGACGAATATTGATTGAAGCCAATGTTATTACTTTCGTGCAATCCAGGAAAAAACCGAGTTTATCAAGATTTTTATAAACCGCAAAAAGCCGGAACGATAGAGCCACACAAAAAGTTTATTCAGATTTTAGCGACCGACAATCCTTTTTGTCCAAAATGATACCTTGAAAAATTATCACTTATGCCGGACTGACCAATGAAACAAAGATTATTTTATTGAAATCGAGAATACGACGACGATACAAATAAAGTTTATTCATACCGCGACTTGCAATCAATCTTTACAAATCAAGGGGTGACGGGTGAAAAATATATTATTTCCGACGTTGCCGGATCTTGAAAAGATGACACAATCGTAACGGTTCGAGATTGACGAAAAATAATCGACACAGTTATTGAAAACAAATCCACGCCTGAAAGCGTGAAGCATATAATGACGCAGAAACAACTTGAATATAATGTTAAATTGAAAAATATGGTATATGACGGGTCTTGACTTTGACGGGGACTTTCGGGGTTAGGTTGCGAAATTTTCCAATGATGATCAAAGCCAATTCCAACAAAGGACGCAACGGATCAAGAAAAAGAATGACTGAATAAAACTTATTTGAATTTACGTTCGCAGTGCTTCTTTATGCTTGCCAAATGGATCAAGGACGGATCTTTGTCAATTCCGAATATGTCCGACGAATTGAAGACAAGAATAATTGAAGAACTTGACGTAATTCAAGCATGGAAAATTGAAAAAGATTGACCGCTACAAATTATTCCGAAAGAAGAAATAAAAAAGATTTTGGGACGTTCGCCGGATTTTGCCGACGTTATTTCAATGCGTGTTTATTTTGAATTGATAGAAAGAAACGAGCCAATGTTTTACTAAATAATAAAATAATCATGAAACGATTTCGATTTTTTGCCTTTTGATTTTGTCGGTGAATGTGCTTTAAATTTTGATTTGACGCCGTTATAAATCCGACCGAAGCAAATTCAATTTGTGCGGGGCGGGTTTTGATGACTTTTTCAGTCTGTTATTTTATCGATACAATCAGAAAGCGACGAAAATGAAACAAGTAGCACCGCCCTTTATTGATCAGAAAATTTTTGACTGATTGAAAAGCCGTGAAAAAGCATATTTGATTTTTTTATTTCAGAAACGCTTTACAAAAAAGCAAATCATGAAAAGACTTTTCATTGATAACGAAAGAACTTTTCAAAGATTACAGAAAAAAATGTCGGATCTTATAAAGCGACAAAATGACGCAAAAAGAAGAAAACCGGTTGAAATCAAAAAAAATTCCACTAAAAAGAAAATATAAAAATTTTATTTTCTTTTATATAAAACCATGTCCAGATACATTTGAAGAAAAATAAATGTCGGGTTCTGAAAAGAAGCGACAAGATGAACAGCCGTTGCACCTGCCCTTTGGTGTCCAAAAGCAACGCTTGATTTTGACGAGAAATCAGAAAAAGTGATCGACGAAAGTTCAATTTGAGTTATTGAAGACAGTTTTGATTGACATGTTTCAAAACAGTGGGCGGAATGAAATTTCGAGTGCAACGTTTACGCAAATGCAATTTGATTTATTCTTTTGAATGTTTTTTGATCAGTAGCAAACAGCGGAAGCGGATCAGAATTCACGCACGATTTTTCAGTTGCAGAAAATAACCAACACCAATCTTTGACAATTGGTCTTGCAGATGATACGCAAGACAAACAGTTTCCACTTGCTATGGTCAACTCTGTGGAAATTTCCGCAGAAGTCGGAGACTTTGTAAAAGCAAACGTTGAATTCAGATCAAAGAAAGGACAAAACGCAACTTTGACACCAAGTTATTCAGATGATTTCGCTTTATTATGAAAAAATGTAAATATCTTTATTGCCAACGATCTTGCCGGGCTTGATAGTGCAGATCCAATAAAAGCAACAAATTTTACTTTGACAATAAATAAAAATCTTGAAGACGTTGACGTTCTTTGAAGCGTTGAGCCTGACGATTTCTGCAATACGCAATTTACTGTTGAATGAAATGTCGAGCTTTTGTGGGACGACGAAACTTATAAAACAATTTTCATGAATGGAGTAAAACAAGCAATGAGAATTGAAATAATCGACACAAATACAGATTTGTGAACTAAAAATCCAACTTTGACTTTTGATCTTGCAAGCGTTATAATGACAGAATTTGCGAAGACGCAAGATAATGACGCATTGATCCGTCAAGGAATAGATTTCAAAGCTCTTTATTCAATGAGCGACGCAAAAATGATTACTGCGAAATTGATCAATTCAAAAAGTTCATATTAGTTTTTATTTCATAAGAATTACAAAATGTTGAAATATACAGAAAAACTTGCGAAAGAACTTTCAGAAAAACTTTCATGATTTCAAATTAAGGAAATCGGTGAAAATGGATCTTTCAAAGTTGTTGCAAGTGATGAAACAACCGACCGCGTCGGTGAAGTAATCAAAGTAACGGGACGAGAATTAGAGAATTACAGAAAAAATCCAATAATTCTTTTTTGACATAAATATTCAGATATGGACGACATAATCTGAAAAGCAACCAACGTTTATATTGAATGATCACAATTGATCGTGGAGTGAACTTTTGCTTCAACTTATTCTGCACAAACAGTCCGCAAATTATACGATGAATGAGTTTTAAAAACTGTTTCAGTCGGATTTATTGCAAAAGAAAGAGACGCAAACGACAGAAATATAATTACAAGAGCAGAATTACTTGAATTGTCTTTCGTTCCTGTTCCTTGCAATCCAAACGCCTTGACTTTATGAAAAGAAGTTCTTGAAGATCTTATTTCAAAAGGTTTCATAATCAAGAACGAAGAAGAACCAAAAGACGAAGAAGAAGCAGGAAACCCGAACGAAGAAGCGGAACAGCAAGAGACATGCGAAGAAGAAAACGAGAATAAAGAAACTGACGATCAAGAAAATTCACTTGACAACGAGCAGGAAAAAACAATAAAAGAAATGACGGAAGTAAATCTTGAAAAAGATATTTACGACCAATTGAAAGATGAAATCCGTGCAAAATTCAATAATAAATATTTGTATATTGTTGAAATATACACGAAACATTTTATTTTCCGAGATGACGTAAATTATAAATATTTCGATCAGAATTGGAAAATAAAAGGAGAAAATGCAGTTGTTGACGGTGAACCGGTTGAAGTTGAGCCAAAAACAACATGGATTGCGAAAGCAATTCAAAAAACAAATCGTGAAATGCTTGACGAAATAAAATCTTGACTGTCCAATGACAAGGACGAAACCGCCGAAGACGACGATCTTCAAGCCAAGATGAAAATGCAGAAAGAAGCATTACAAAATGTTTCGAAAGTTGTGTCAGACGTTCTGCATAAAATCAAGTTATAATCAAAACCTTTTTATTCTTTATTCATTACAAAAAATGGATCAGAAACAATTACAAGAAACTCTTGAAACAACTTTAAAAGAAGTTTTGCCAGGAGTAGTTGACGCAACTGTCGACGCTAAAATGGACGAAAAAGTTTCCAATTTAGAAAAAGCAATAGCAGATTTGAACAAAACTGCTAAAATGGGTGTTGATGAAGAAAAGGAAAATCTTAACAACGCAAAAAAAACTATGTGAGCATTTTTCAAAGAGCTTGCAAAATGTCATAATGACGCAGAAATTTTACAAGTTCAGAAAGCAACTTTCATGAATGAATGAACAGACAATGAAGGTTGATACATGGTGCCAACTGAATTTGCAAGAGAAGTATTCAGAGTTGCAGGAGAAAGCGGAATAGTTAGGAGACATGCGAGAATTATTCCAATGTGAACAGATAAAAAAGATATTGCAACAATCGTTAATTCAATTGTTGTTTATTGGACTGCCGAAGCAAGTGCCTATACTGAAAGCAAACCAACAGTAGGTCAATGCGAATTGGTAGCAAACAAAGCGACAGCCCTTGTTTCTGCTACAAATGAATTGATCGAAGATAATATGACAGATCAAGAAATTTGGTCTCTTATGTCAGAATTGATTGGTGAAAAAATCGCAGAATTTGAAGACTCAAATGTTCTTGCAAGTTCAACAAAGATTGACGCATTATTGCCAAATGCAAATATCAATAATGTTGTAATGGACGCAGGAAATACAAGTTTTGCAGATATTACTTACGACAATCTTATTGATTTAATAAGAGCCGTTCCAATGAAATATAAAAAAGGTGAACCAAGATTTTTCATGTCGCAAGACATAGTTAAATATATCGAGAAATTAAAAGATAACAATAAACAGCCAATCTTCTATTCTACAAGAGATTTAAGAGACAGACAGCTTGAATATAGATTGTTAGGATACCCACTTGAAATAACTGACGTTATGCCAGGTGATACAGACGACGCAGTTGAAACACCTTTCGTTTTATTCGGAGACTTGAAGCATTACGCTTTTGGAGACAGACGTCAATTAACTATGTCTGCCGGATACATGTCTTGAAATTGGGAAAAAGACATTCAATCATTAAAAGCAAGTGAAAGAGTAGCCGGAAAAATCATTTTTGCCGACGCATTCGCAAAATTGACAACAGCCGCAAGCTAAAATTTGAAATAATATCACAAGGGCGGATCATTCCGCCTTTGTAAATATTGTTTCAGCTTTTATTTTGTAAACAATTAAAACCATGTCAAAGAATGCAAAAAATCAGAATGTTTCAAAAGATTTAGAAAAACAAAATCTTGAAAACGAAACAGCAGAAAATCAAGCCGTTGATCAGAATGTAGATCAAGATCAAAACGACGCAACCGCAGAAAATGAAACTGTATCAAATGAGAATGCAGACGCAGAAAACGAAACAGCAGAAAATCAAACAGCAGATGACCAAAAGCCAGAAAACGAAGAAGACAAAAAAGACGAGGATAAAGACGAAAATAAAGACGAAAATAAAGACGATGAAAATAAATCTGAAAATCTTGAAGACAGAATTCAAAATACGTCAATTGAAAGATTAAAAGTTGTTGCAAAATTCAACAGATGATCTTTCAAAAAGGGTGTTGAATATGAGATTTCAAAGAAAATCTTTGATCAATACAGTGGATTATTTGAAACTTTATAAAATAACCAAAATCAAAATGAACGTTTGCATTTTATCGAAAAACCAATAAAAGATAAATGCAGACGTTTTTTATTAAATATCTTTCAAAAAATGCCAAATGAAAACGAAATAACAGACGCACAAAATCTGCAAAATGCGGTGGATTATGTCAAAACCGTTTTATGAATTTCGGGAACTGATCAAGACGCTTTGATTTCAATTTATGTTCAAAGTTCCGTTGCTAAGATTTACGAAATGACTTGAATTGATCTTTTGCAATTATGACCAGTTCAAAAGAAATTCGACGGTGCTTGACAGAATATTTTATTCTTGCCAAATTTTGTCGCAGAATTGACAAAAGTCCAATATAACGCAAATAAACGTGGAACGCCTGAATGGACGGATTTTGAAACAAATTCTTATGTTTTAAAAGAAGACTGACAGCTTGTTTTCAAAAATAGCTTGCCAAGATGATACGCCAATATTTTAGTTGAATTCAAATATTCTTTTACAGATTTCAATTCAACACCAAGAAGCCTTGCAGATCTGAAACTTGCCCTTGCTTTGTTAGTTTGAAATATTCAAGCCACGCAAGAAACAACTTGATATTCAAGCGAAAGCGTTTCATGAACGACGATTACTTTTGATAAAAGAACTATTACTTCGAATGTTCAAACCTTATTAGACAAATACATTGTTTTTGCTTTATAATCAAAAAAAGATCATGTCAGCGAAATTCAAACTTGATTATTTTACAGCGACAGTCAAACGCCTTGCATATACAACAGATCAGAATTGAAATAAAAAGTCTTGATATGTCGAAACATGAACAAGCGTTAAATGATACCTTGCCCCTACTTCACAGAATAATTCTGACGTGGGGCTTGATAGATATTGACAAGTCCGGGACTTTGAATGCAATTACCCTTTTGACGTTAAAGAAAGCGACATTCTGACAATTGACGGGGTGGATTATCAAGTAAAATCTTTTGCCCGCGTCAGATGAATTCAGATTGACCGCGTTCGCGTTGTTTTAGTTCTGCCAAAAAATGAATAATGATCGATATTGAACGAAAAGAAAAACAGCTTGAACAAATAACAGAAAAACTGTGATCTGAAACAGTCCAAGCAATGCTTGACCGTTCAATTAAAAAATCAATAATTCTTTTACAAAGATATGCAACGCAAGAAGCACCAACGGATCAATGACGTTTGAGAAATGATTTCCACACAGAATTCAAAAAATCTTTCGGGCGTTTATTCAATCCGACAAAATATGCAATTTATGTTCATGAATGAACGCGTCCGCATTTTGCCCCGATTGATAAACTGCAAGGGCGGGCGGATCGTCACGGAATTCCTGTCGGTGCATTGCGACGATCAATAGCAAGAAAAGGAACAAAAGCAAATCCATTTATGGATCGTGCAGTTGATGAATGAGAAAAACAAGTTGACGAGATTTTCGCAAAAGAAATTGACAAAATGTTTTTAGAAATAACAGAATAAAATCATGATAAAAATTCAAGACGTAAGAAATGCAATAAATAACAAATTGCAGGAATTGACAGGGGACGGAAAAGTTTTTGTCGAAGCGTCAAATTTTTTCACGCAAAAAGCGACTTGATTTCCTTTTGTTATGTTCGAGCCTGCGGAAATGTCAAGCGTTTATGAAGATACCGCCAACAATTACAGAAATTTTATATTTCAAATTGTGATTGTTCAAGAGATGAACCAAATTTCGCGTGGCGAAGCAATGGACATTTTATTGAATGCGTTTGAAAAGATGATTGACGCTTTTGATAAAGATTGGACGCTTTGATGAGTTGTGCAAATGGTGGACGCAACCAACGGCGAATTTTGAGAAATTGACATGGAAAAATGACCGTGCCTATATTTGACAAGCAATCTGAATTGTCGCGTTTTAGTTCCTATTTCATAAAATCATGAAAAAAGATTTCAAATTTTTTCCAAGAGAAAAAGACAGAAAGCCGGAAATCAACGAGCCGACAGAAGAAATAAAAGACGTTGAAAAAGACACAAAGAATAATAATAATTGAAAAAAGAAATCCTTTAATTCAAAAAAATAAAATCATGGGGTGGATCAATAACATAAAAAGCATATTTTCAACAAAAAAATGATTTGTTGAAACGTCTTGAAGTGATCTTGAAGATTGAATTTTTGTTGATCTTTTCAAAGAATATTCAAGCCGTGATCTGCATAAATTGTCAAAGACAGATTATTTGAATTTTTATAAAGGGTGGTGTTTTGTCGCAGTTTCAACAATTGCACAAGCGGTCGCCGGATTGGATCGTCAAGTGACAGATTGAAAAGGAAAACCAATAAATGATCCTTTACTTGATTTAATCACGGACGATTTGCTTTTGAATATTGTTTCCTACATGAAATTAAACGGTGGGGCTTATATTCGAAAGAATAAAGTTTGAAATAAAGTCGTTGAACTGTTTTTATTACGTCCGGATTTAGTTAAACCGGTTTTCAATGCAGAAAGGACAAAGATTGAAAGTTATGAATACGTAATTTGACCAAATAAAACAAGAAGTTTTGATCCGGAAGAAATTATTTCAATACAGAATTTTAACCCACGTTTTCCATACCCTTTGAATGTCGATTGACTTTCAGACGTTCAAGCAATAGCAACAGCAATTGACGCGGATTATCAAGCGTCAAAATGGAATTGGAAATTCTTTTACAATAATGCAAGCGTTGACGGAGTTCTTGAAACTGAACAAAATTTATCACAAGAAAGCGTTGAAAAGATCCAAAATAAACGAGATCAAAAATACAGATGAACGAACAACGCCCACAAAATCTGAATATTGACAGGTGGCTTGAAATATAGACCAATGAATGCAAGTCAAAAAGAAATGGATTTTGTAGAAAGTCGCCGTTTTAATCGTGATGAAATACTTTGATTTTTTCGCGTTCCAAAAGCAATGATCGGACTTTGAGAATGAGACAACGCCTTGAACGTTCGTTCTTTTGAGCAGATTTTCGCACGTCAAGTTATCAAACCCCTTGCAAAAAGGATCATGCGAAAATTGAATTACGAATTATTTGGAGAATGAAAACGATTTGAATTTGTAAACATAGTTCCGAATGATCTTGAACAGACGCGTCAAGACCGGCTTGCAAATTGAATGACTTTAAATGAATTCAGAGCAACCAGAAATTTGCCACCTGTTAAAGACGGGGACAAATTAAGATCTGCGTATATTTTAGGGGCTTACGGTGCTTGATCCGAAGATTGAAACGCAGAACAAGAAGTCGTGGATCTTGACAAAGAAATAGAAAAACCAATCATGAAAGATTTACAGTTAAAAAATAAAATCGACTGAATGATTGAGAAAAGCGTAAAAGAACAGATCCGTTGAACCGAAGAATATAACCAAAAATACCGGGAACAGAAAATGGAAAGGAATAACAAATTCGATCAACTTTACATGGACAAAATTCAAAAAGTTTTTGCGAAGCAACAAAAAGAAATCATTTCTGAATATAAAACATGGTATAAAGAAAATGTGACTGAATGAAAATCAATCAAAGCAGACAAAAAAGCGGAAATGAAATTTCCTTTATTATCGATCGAAAAACGGGCGTTAATTTATTATCAATTCTTGAAAGATACGCAGGACGAACTTATTAAAACCGAAGCGGAACAATGATTGATTGAAGTTTGACTTATGCAGAATTTCACAATTTCTGACAGTTTAGAAAAACAATTGATGAAAAATATTGAAAAGTTCGCTTGATCGATTGATACAGACACAAATAAAAAATTGCAGAATAATTTTGAACAGATTTTATCTGAATGATTATCATTTGACGAATGAAAGGATCTTTTACTTTCAACGTTTGATGAATTGAAAACAAGCCGTGCAGAATTGATTGTTAGAACTGAAACGGTGCGTGCATGAAATCGGGGGTCTGAATTATGACGAAAAGAAAGCGGAGTGGTTGAAAAAAAACAACGATATACTGCCCTTGATGAAAGAGTTTGTGAATTTTGTTGACCGATGAACTGAAAAATAGTTTGATTATCTGAAAATTATTTTAACAAGAATGACGTTTTAATTGGTGCGAACGGACATGAATTGAAACTTGATTATTCCGCTACGCCGTATCCACCTTTACACTGTAATTGTAGGTGCGTGATTTTACCTGTTATTGAATAATGTTTTAATCTTTAAAAATTATATTATGGAAAAAACCTTTTGACAAGACAAAATCGTTTTCAAAGAAAAAATTACAATGCGTGATCGACAAAAGATTTCGCAAGCAGTAAGAGAACGAGAACAAAGCAAAGACGAAATGCAATTGACGTTCGACATTTTTCCTGTTTGGGTTCTTTCAATCAATGGAAATTCAGAAATGACGGACGCAGAAAAAAAAGAATGGATTGAAAATTTAAGTGATTTTCAATTATTCAAGGAAATTGGTGAAGTTGTCGGAAACTTGCAAATGGACGCAAGTTGAATTGATGAAAAAAAAAAGACAGAATTAGTTACGAATTCGACAAATTAAATAATACTTGAAAGATAAGTTCAACAGATCCGGAAATTATGGAAATATTATTCATTGAAAAATACCACCGGACGCATGAAGAATATTTAAACACGCCGAAGTCAATAATCGATTTAATGTTATTGAAGCGGTGATCCGACGCAAAAGCCGAAAAGAAAAATCAGAAATCTTTATCAATTAAGAAAAGGTAAAACATGGCTTCTTCAAAAGTTCTTGAAATTATTGTAAAAGCTAAGGATCAAGCGTCCAAATCTTTTGAAGAAATTTCAAAAAATTCAAAGAAATTAGAAGACAGCTTGAAAAATGTAAAAAAATATTCATGAATTGCGACGACTGCCCTTGTTTGATTGGGGGCGGTTATGGTAAAGCAAGCAATGGACATTGAACCTGTTAAAAAATCCTTTGATCAACTTTCGCAGTCAATCGGGGAAAATTCCGACGAAATGTTAAAATCTTTACAAGAAGCGTCAAAGGGTGCAGTTTCAAGTTATGATCTTATGCTTGCGTCAAATAAAGCAATGAAACTTGGTGTTGCAAGCAATACCGAAGATTTGACGGATCTTATGAAAATTGCCCGCTTGTATTGACAGCAAATGGGACAAGACGTTACGAAATCTTTTGATGATATAGTAACGGGACTTTGAAGATGAAGTGCAATGATCCTTGATAACCTTTGAATAGTTGTTAATCAAACGGAAGCACAAGAAAAATACGCACAAAGCCTTTGAAAAACTGCGGATCAATTAACAGACGCAGAAAAGAAACAAGCGTTAGTTAATGCAACTCTTGTTGAATGAAGAAAAGCCCTTGACGAATTTTGAGAACCACAACAGACAATGGCGGAAAGAGTCGCAGAATTGAAAAATTCTTTTACAGAAATGGGTGCGAAAATTTGACAAGCCCTTTTGCCTGTATTGGAAAAAGTCTTGACTGCTATTCAACCGATAGTTGACAAAATGGTTGATCGAATAAATGCAAATCCGGAACTTGCGTCTAAAATCTTGATTGCCGTGACTGCTATTTCATGACTGATTTTTATTTTATCGTCTGTGGTGCCTGCCGTTACGACAGTGATCTGAATATTTACAACTATGGGCGGATTTATTACGACCACTCTTATTCCTGCAATTTGATGACTTTCGACGGCGTTGGGTGCAGTTTGACTGACGCTTGCGGTTCGATGATTGCGAGAATGACTTTCATGGTTAGAAGAAAAAATTATTTCAACTGACGAGCAGATCGCTTTGTATCAAGAAGCAATCGCAATGTTAGATATTCAATTACAAAACGGAACTATTACGCAAGAAGAATACAACAGAAAAGTTGCAGAATATCAAGTTAAGATCCAGGAAGCCGACGCAAAATCAAGAACTTTTGGTTGATATTTGAAAAATGAATTCAACGAAGTTCTGCAAATGATCACTTTTAAAAATGGGAAATTCAATGAATGACGACAAGCAACCGTGACATTGATGAAAATGTTGTGGGAATGGTTAAAGAATGTTGCAGATAGAATTACAACTGTTTTCGTAACTGCACTTGACGCCGCTATTGATCGTTTGCGTGAATTATGGAGACGGGCACAAAAGGTTGGGGCGAATGTATGATCCACGGTTTCAAATGCGTGGAGTGCTACGAAAAATCGAGTTTCCGAAAAAATATCATGATTTGCGAACGGTTGACATGTTTCCGGAAACGTTCCAATTTTAGTAGGGGAAAAATGACCAGAATTATTTGTTCCGCAGTCTTCATGAAATATTGTTCCAAATGATGAGCTTTGATGAAACAGCGTAACGGTGAATGTAAATTTCGGGGGCGTTGCAATCAATAACGGAATGGACGCGACGGATCTTGCGAATACTGTTTCCGAAGTTATAACAAGAAATCTTGAACTTTATCAAAAAGGTGTTTATTAAATAATAAAATAATCAATGCCAAATCTTGCACAATTTAATCAGAATTTACTAAACAGCGGTGCAAAAAGACTTTGAGCCGGTGGAATTTCTGACGACATAATTTTTAATGATTTTTGATTACAGAACCAATTTTTTATAACAAAAAAGATCAATTTTCGAAATATGCCGTCAATTGATCTTTTAAAATATTCAAATCCGAAGAATGACGGGGGTGGAGTTCTTGACCGCTTTTATAAAGAAAGATCAATTCAGATAGAATGAACAATTCTTTGAACTGACGCAGACGATATTGAAAGCAAAATCGACGCAATGAAAAAAGCCTTGTCGATCAAAACTTGATACTTGCAAATGAAAGTGGCTTGAAAATATAGACGTATTTTGTGCAGTTTGACAAATTCAGATATAATCAATCGTGAAAATTACGACATAAATCGTGGAACTTATAAATTAAAATTTACAGCCCTTGATCCGTTCCGAAGCGAAAAAGAGTGGACTTCAAAACTTTATTCATGAGTGAACGCCGATATAAACGAAGACATAATGAACGAATGATCCGAATATTCAAATCCAATTATAAATATTTTAGTCAATTCTGCGTCGGGCGTTTCAACTTTGAAAAATAAGATCGGAGAAAATGAGTTAGTCGTTAATCAATCTTTGAACCCGTGAGATATTTTCGAAATAAATTCAATTGCCAAAACTGTGACAATCAATGGAAATTCAGTTGATTTTTCTTGAAGATTTCCAAATTTTGCAAGCGGAATAAATACTTATTCAATGGACTGTGATTGAACTTTTGATTTTGACATTGCCGTTTTATTTCCTAAGAATTATTTGTAATGCCCGAAGCAACAGACGTTAAAATAATTTGAACGGTGGCGGTTGGTGGCGTTTTGACTGTTCAATATAATTATACCGGAGACAATCCGGAATGATCGACAGAATTTCAACGATACAGAAACGATGAAATAATTTCGGGCGAAACTTGAAATTCTTATACAATAAAAATCACGGATCAATCCTGCGACTTGATTTGTGCCGTTGCCCCTGTCGATAATCAAAGCAATGTTTGAGAAATTGTATATTCTGAACCATTGACAATTGAATTATATTCAGAAGAAATAAAGCCAATTGAAAAACAGTATATTGTAAAATTATATGATCAAGAAATGAATTTTTTGAAAATTATTCCGGCTTGAATAATTACAAAAGACATAAAAATTCAAGAAACAATTGACGCTTGACAATGACAATTGACGCTTGACGTAAATTTGCCGATTGATACAAATTTCTTTGATAATGCAATGTTCGTGAAAGTCTATGTCAATAATTCAAAATGAATGCAGGATTTTTTGATTTATACTTGACAAATAACGCAGGTTCAACGTCAATTTTCGAATAATCAAGAAAATATAAAGATTGTTTGTTTGTCTTTGTGGGCTTTAATGTCAAACGTAATTTTAAGAAATCCGTCCGGTGATCCTACTTTTTCGAAGACATGAGATCCGGCGGACATTATGAAATTTATTGTTGATTATTTTTCGTCTGTTTACCCTTGATTGATAAGTTATACTTGAACAAGTATTGAAAATTATGGATCGTCAATTACAATTGAATTTGACAAAATATCTTGTCAAAAAGCAATTGTAAATTTAGTTCGTGGCTTACAGTATCATTCTTTTATTTGAGCCGACGGGGTGGTTTATTATAAACCAAAGCCAAATACAGCCACGCATTTATTGACATATTGAAAAGATATAGTTCAATTAACAATTCCGGAAGATACAGAAAATATCGAAAATGTCGTTCAAGTTTCCTATTTGATTGATAATGTTGAATATTTTACAAGCATTGTTTCGGATCAAGACAGTGTTGACGAATATATGCACAAAGAGACAATTATTGAACGTGCAGATCTGAAAGATGAAGCAAGTGCGAATTTATATCGTGACGAATATTTGCAGAAAAACAAAGACGCAAAAAATAATATTACGCTTGTTGTTAATTCTTTATATGATATTGAATATATGAAGCCGTGAGATACGGTGAAAATCAGAAATCTTTGACTAAATATTGAAAACGCACAAATTCAGAATATTCAGTATCAATACGAGCAATGCAAATTGACGTTAGAATATTACACAACCATTTGACAACAAATATTTAATTCGTAATATCAAGCTATGAGATACGATCAATTCATATTAAAAAATAACGTTTTCGCGGAACTTTACGCCCCTATTTCATCACTTGCGACGACGCTTCAAGTGAAATCATGACAGGGTGCGAGATTTTGAAACGCTTTTCCGCAATTATTGACGCTTGAAAATTTTGACGATAATTGAAAGGTTTTGAAAAGAGAAATCGTGAAGTTGACGGGGGTTTCATGAGATTATTTAACAATAGAGCGTGGGGCTTACCCTTGCCCACCAAGTGATGACGCAAATGGACAGGGACAAGCGACGTTTTCTTTTGACGCAGACGACAAAATTTCTTTATATATTCCGAAAGAAATTTTTGATCGTATAGCGGACGCAATCATTGATTTATACGATAATTGAAACGATCGCGTTTTTATTACATGAACCGGCGGACTTTGAATTCAAATCACGGCTTGAAATGTTCGTGTTTGAAATGAAGAATTCGAATATTCATGATGAACCGCAACATTGACGGACAATGCGACAAATTATGTTATGCTTGACGGTGCTTGAACAATTGCAATTGATACAGCTTGACGGGATCAGAAAAAAGTAAAAGTTGCAACAATAATCACGTCCGGCGGACAGATCCAATCTTTGAAACGCCGAAAGATTGACGCAATCGGTGGAGAACTTGGGGGCGGTGGTTGATTTAAGAATATTTCAAATTGTGTTTATCAACGCGGATTGCTTGTTCAATTTATTGCAGATTGACAAGAATGGAATTTGACATACGAACGCGGACGTGTAAAAACAGCAACTTCATGAGAAAAAACTTATACAATGACATATTTAAACGGGAAATTGATTGGTGCAGTTGAAAGTTAAAAAAATATTTTATTCTTTATTTTCAAAAAAATGAGTTTAGTTATAAATTCAAATGATGGAGGTGGTGGATTTGTCGTATCTAATAGTAATATTGATACATATCCAGATTTTAAGAACTCTATACTAATGTTTCCAAATTCACTAAAAAGATATAATGCGTCAAATTCTTTTAGTGTTGGTGGGACTTGAGTATTTGATATTTGTTGAAGTATGTCTGAAACAAATTTTTTTCAATCTACAACTTCAGTAGTATTAAATCAGTGAGTTTGAATTTCTTTAGTTGGTTCGGGTGTTAATTCTGCTTATTCGAGATTATATGCGTTTAAGGATCCACTTGACGCTTGAATGGTGGTAGGTAAAAATATAACATTTCCACCACGTTTATTGTGAGTTTTTAATTATGCCAATGCTTATTCACAAAGTGTTAAATTATCTGCAGTAATTCTACACGCTGATTGATCTAAAACGACTTTGAACACTGTAAATTATGGGTGAATAATTAGTACCAATACGTGACATATTTATTCAGAATGAAGCCCGTCATTTTGCGTACTACATACATGTAGCAGTAATAATGTATTTAATAATTCAGGACGAGTATTACAGGAATGAGATAGATTATGATTTGAATTAAGTTTTACTTCGTCCGGACAAAGTAGTAATAACAATTTTAGTGTTAGTGGAGTAATGTTCTGAACACCACGAGCAAGCGTCGTTGACGTAAGAATTATGCCAATTCAAGTAAGTATAGATTAAAGAATATTTTATAACTTAATAATAGAAAAATGCCAGAAAATAAAATTGAAGAACCAATCGTTCCGACACATGAGTTTCCGGAAGAAGACGACATGCAAGCGTTTTGGAATAATCCAAAAGAAGCGTGCGAATGAATGCAAAGAAAATATATTTGAATGACTTTTTCTGAATATCAAGAATATTGGAAAACGATCGTCGATTATGACGGCGAAGTTTGACCATATCAAGAATTGATAGATCAAGAATATACAAATGTTTATACAAAGGAAAAGAAAACCGTTAAAGTTTTGCACGATTTACCACAACCCGATCCGGACGAAAT